CTGATGCTTTAGCTGCAAAAACAGTTACTCCATTTGATACTGCTTTAAAATTCATTAACGCTGCTGCTATTTTATCTAATGGTTTAAAAACAGTTAAACAGATAGCGTCTGTAAAGATTCCTGCAGGAAGAGGTGGTTCTGCAAGAGGCAGTGGTTCTTCTTCTCCAGCAGGTGGTTCAATATCCCAACCTCCAGCATTTAATGTTGTGGGCGCAAGTAATACAAATCAATTAGCAGATGCTATTGGTGGACAAGCACAAGAACCAGTTAAGGCTTATGTAGTATCTAATGATGTTACTACTGCACAAAGTATGGATAGAAACATTGTAGATGGTGCATCTATTTAAAACCTTTTGGTTTTGATTTAAAAATACAAAATAATTATAAAATAACTATATACGAATATCGCAATAGTATATATAAACAAATAAAACAGATTTAAAATGGATGTGATTGAATTGATTATCGATGATGAAGATGCTATTGGAGTAGAAGCTATAAGTTTAGTAGAACACCCTGCAATAGAAGAAGATTTTATTGCCTTAAAAAACCAAAAAACAGAATTCAAAACAATAGATAAAGATAAAAGAATTGTTGTTGGTTTAGCATTGATACCTAATAAACCTATTTATAGAAAGAGTGGGGACAATGAGTATTATGTTTTCTTTTCAAGAAATACAGTTAGAAAATCTGCAGAATTATATCTTAAAAATCACAATAGTAATAATGCTACTTTAGAACACGAATTAAAAGTAGATGGTGTAAGTGTTGTTGAAAGTTGGATAGTTGAAGATGTAGAAAAAGATAAAACTGCTTTATATGGTTTAAATGCAGTAGAGGGTGCTTGGGCAGTTGTTATGAGAATAAACAACGAGAAAGTATGGCAAGATGTAAAGAAAGGAATTTACAAAGGCTTAAGTATTGAAGGATATTTTGCTGACAAAATGGAAAGACCTAAAGAAAATTTACAAGAAGAATTAAGTAAGATAGAAGAAGCAGAAGCAGAGTATATGCTATCTCAAATAAAGGCAGTTATTAAAAGTGATAAAAGATTAAAGAAAGGTAAAAGAACAGAAATGGAAAGTTTTTCTGATTACCCACAATCTGTAAGTAACAATGCTAAAAGAGGTATCGAACTAAATAAGAAAGTAAATAATAAATGTGCTACACAGGTTGGTAAAGTAAGAGCACAACAATTAGCAGACAGAAAACCTGTAAGTATGGAAACTATCAAACGTATGTATTCATATTTAAGCAGAGCAGAAGTTTATTATGAATCTGGAGATACTGAAAGTTGTGGTTACATTTCATATTTATTATGGGGTGGTAAATCAGCAAAGAGTTGGGCAGAAAGCAAAATCAATCAGAATGAAAAGTAACGATAATAAAACACCAAGTAGAACAAGTCCAAGAGCAAGTAAAAGAGGTTGTTTATGTAAGAATGGTAAATACTCTAAAAAGTGTTGTGATGGTAGCTTACAAGCACAGGGAATAGGTAGAACCTCAACTACTGTATAAACGAAAATACAAATTAATTTTTTTAATACTATATAATTATATGAAACCAAGTGAAATGTTAGACCAAGTAAAAACTCTTTTAGGAGTTGAAGTAAAGCTTGAGCAAATGAAATTAGAAAACGGAACTGTTTTAGAAGCAGATAAATTCGAGGCAGGAAACGAAATCTTTATCGTAACAGAAGATGAGAGAGTATCTTTACCTGTAGGAGAATACGTTTTAGAAGATGGACAAACTTTAGTAATCGAAGAAGAAGGTATCATTAAAGAAATGAAATCTGAAAACGAAGAAGCTGAAGAAGTAGAGGTAGAAGTAGAAGCAAAAGAAGAAGAAAAAGAAGAAATGGGCTATGCTACTAAAGAAGAACTTGCAGAGGTTAAATCAATGATTGAAGAAATCAAAGCAATGTTAGAACCTAAAGAAGAAATGTCTGAAGAAGTAAAAGAACCAAAAGAAGAAAAACAAGAGTTATCTTCTGATGTTGTTGCTGAAATTCCTGAAGAAGTTAAGCAAGAATTATCTGAACCTGCTGCTGAACCAATTAACACAAACGCAGAAGTTTCTAAAACGGAAGTTAAATTTAATATAGCATCAAAAAGAAAGATGTCTACATTAGATAGAGTAATGAATAAAATAAATCAACTTTAATAAATAATAAATTAAAATTAAATAAAAATGAGTGTATCTTTAACATCAACTTATGCAGGGGAATTTTCAGGCAAGTACATTGCTGCTGCATTATTATCAGCATCAACTTTAGATAGTGGTGCTATTTCAATTCTACCAAACGTAAAATTTAAATCTGTTATTCAAAAAGGAGCAACTGATGACATCGTAAAAGATGCATCTTGTGATTTCGTAACTAATCAAGGTACTTTAACTTTAACAGAAGCAGTATTACAACCTGAAGAATTTCAAGTAAATTTAGAATTATGTAAGAAAGATTTGCATAGTTCTTGGGAAGCTGCTCAAATGGGTTATTCTGCTTTCGATAATTTAGCACCATCTTTCGCTGAATTTGTAATTTCTCACGTAGCTGCAAAAGTAGCTGATAGAACAGAGAAAAACATTTGGAGTGGTTCTACTGCTACAAGTGGACAATTCGATGGATTTACTGCAAAGTTAACTGCTGATTCAGATGTAATCGATGTAACAGGAACTACTGTAACTGCTGCAAACGTAATCGCTGAATTAGGGAAAGTAGTAGATGCTATTCCAACTGCAGTTTATGGACAAGAAGATTTAACTTTATATGTTTCTTCAAATGTAGCTCGTGCTTACATTAGAGCATTAGGAGGTTTCGCTGCAACTATTGGAGCAAATGGTTCTGACAACAAAGGAACTCAATGGTACAATGGTGGAGAGTTATCTTTCGATGGTATCAATATTTTCGTAGCAAAAGGTTTAGGAGATGATACTATGATTGCTGCACAAAAATCTAACTTATATTTCGGAACAGGTATCTTAAACGACCAAAACGAAGTAAAAGTAATTGATATGTCAGATATCGATGGTTCACAAAATGTAAGAGTAGTAATGAGATTTACTGCAGGAGTACAGCACGTATTCGGTGGAGATATCGTTCTTTATTCGTAGTAAATTAATTAATAATCATTAAAGAGGGTAGGTGGTAATAATTCTACCTACCCTTTTTTATTTAAAACAATATAAAACTATGGCTTGTTCATTAACAACAGGTAGAAAAGTACCTTGTAAATCGGCAGTAGGTGGTATAAAAACTATTTACTTTGCAGATTACGGAACATTAGGAGATGCAACTATCTCTGCTGGAGAAATAACTGCATTTGCAGGAACTCCTGAATTTTTTCAATTTGATGTAAAAGGTAGTTCTGCTTTAGAAACTGCTATTAACTCATCAAGAGAAAATGGTACAACTTTCTACGAAAGTACATTAACTATGTCTTTAACTTTTCAAGATAAGGCAACACAAGAAGAATTAAAATTAATTGCACACGCAAGACCTCACGTAGTTGTAGAAGACTATAACGGAAACTATTTCTTATTAGGATTAGAACACGGAGCAGAGGTAACAGGTGGTTCTATTTCTACAGGAGCAGCAATGGGAGATTTAAGTGGTTACTCTTTAACAATAGTAGCGCAAGAAACTGCACCTCCTTACTTTGTAACTCCAGCTGCAGTAACAGGTGATGCATCGGCAACACAGATTGACCCAACTGCATAATTATTATTTCTATTTTTAAAAGAGGGGTATCTTAATTGATATCCCTTTTTTTTATTTATATTATCTACACACACACAAAAAATACTTTTTATTACTATATACTATTACAAAACGAAGTTTTTAAATATGAAAGTATTAACTACAAGTACAAATCCACAAACTATAAAAGTTATACCGAGAGTTTATGTTTCATCTGTTACTTTAAAATTAAGAGATGATAGCACAAATGAGATAACTACTGCAAGTGTAAATACTGTTACTGATAAAGACTATTTAAGCATTTCTTATGCATTTAATTTAAAAGAGGGTAGATATTATGATTTAACACTTTTAGATGGTTCTGATGTAATATATTTAGATAGAGTGTTTTGTACAGACCAAACAATAAACCAAGATACCAATGATTACTATTCAGTTAATAAAAATGAGTATGTGAGTAAGAGTGGTAATAATGATTATATAGTTTTATAATATGAATGATTTAAGAGTTTTAAACTTATCGACTTATACAAGTCCTAAAATAAAAGAAACGAAAACAGATAACTTTGTTTCTTATGGAGAGGACAACAACTACTTTCAGTTTTTAATTGATAGGTATAATGGTAGTGCTACAAATAATGCTATTATAAATGGAATGTCAGAAATGATATTCGGTAGGGGTTTGGATGCAACGGATAGCAATAGAAAACCTGAAGCATACGCACAAATGATTACTTTATTTCACGATGATTGTGTGAGAAGATTAGCATATGATTTAAAGTTAATGGGACAATGTGCTATGCAGGTTATTTATTCTAAAGATAGAAAGAAAATAGCAAGAGTAGAACATATTCCTGTACAAACATTAAGAGCAGAAAAGTGTAACGAGAAAGGAGAAATAGAAGCATATTATATGCACCCTGATTGGGCAAACTATAAAAAGAATGATACTTTAAAAAGAATAGAAGCATTTGGTTATGGCAATGAGCCAATACAAATATATTACGTTAAACCTTACAAAGCAGGTTATAAATATTATTCTCCTGTAGATTATCAAGGTGGTTTACAGTATGCAGAGTTAGAAGAAGAAATATCTAACTACCATATAAACAATATTATGAATGGATTAGCACCAAGTATGTTAATCAATTTTAATAATGGAACACCTGACCCTGAACAAAGACAGTTAATAGAAAACAGAATATATCAAAAGTTTAGTGGTAGTTCTAATAGTGGTAAGTTTATTTTATCTTTTAATGATGATGCAAATACTGCTGCAAGTATAGAGCCAATTCAATTAAGTGATGCGCATAACCAATACCAATTCCTTTCTGATGAAAGTATGCGTAAAATAATGGTAGCACACAGAGTTGTATCTCCAATGTTATTAGGTGTAAAAGATAATAGTGGTTTAGGTAACAATGCAGATGAGTTAAAAACTGCATCTTTATTGATGGACAACACAGTTATTAGACCATTTCAGACACTTTTAATAAATGCCTTTGATGAAATACTTGCTTACAATGATATTAGCTTAAACCTTTATTTTAAGACATTACAACCTTTAGAATTTAAAGAGTTGGATAATGTAGTAGACCAAGAAACAAGAGAAGAAGAAACTGGTGTTAAATTAGCTAAAGAAAACGAAGATTTTAATGATGAAGAAATGCTTAACGCATTAGATGGAGAAAAAATAGATGATGAATGGGAACTTGTAGAAAAAAGAGAATATTCAGAAGATAATGAAAGTGTAGAAGATTGGGCAGATAAATTAATAAAGGAAAAGAAAAGTACATTAAACAAATTAGCAGACTTTATAAAATCAAAACCTAACGATAAAAGTAAGTTAGATAAGAGTTACTATAAAATAAGATATGAATATTCAGAAAAGTATTCAAGTGGTAATTCAAGAAAGTTTTGTAAGAATATGATGAGTAGAACTGCTAAAGGTGTTGTATATAGAAAAGAAGATATAGACCAAGCAAGTTTTAGTGGTGTAAATAAATCTTTTGGACATAAGGGTAATAATTATTCTTTATTTAAGTACAAAGGCGGTGTAAACTGTGGACATTTTTGGAGTGAGAATTTATACAGATTAAAATCTAAAACAGAAAAGTATATCTCAAGAGGTAAAGAAGTAGATAATATACCTAAAAGTTATGTGCCAAAAGGAGAAGAATACAAGACTGCAGAGATAGCACCGAAAGATATGCCTGATAATGGACATCACCCAAATTATAAAGGATAAGATATGGCAACAGCATTATTTATAAATAGAACAGATTTAGTAAAGAACAGTATTCTTGATGGTAACGTAAATACGGATAAGTTCATACAGTTTATTAAAGTAGCACAACAAATAAACATACAGAATTATTTAGGTACTGATTTATACAATAAAATAAGTGCAGATATATTAGCAGGTACATTAACAGGAAACTATTTAGCATTAGTAGAAGATTACATACAACCTATGCTAATACATTATGCTATGATGGAGTATTTACCTTTTGCTGCATATCAGATAAAGAATGGTGGTATTAGTAAACACAATTCAGAAAATGCAGATGGTGTATCTAAAGAAGAAGTAGATTATTTAGTACAGAAACAGAGAAACTTTGCAGAGTATTATACGAGAAGATTTATAGATTATATTTCTTTCCACGAAGAAGATTTTCCTGAATACAATAGTAATAACAATGAGGATATAAGTCCTGATACAAATGATTTGTTTAACGGATGGGTTCTGTAACATATAAACCAAAACAATCTAACATAATAAAGTTAGAGAAATATTTAACTAATAAAGAAAATAAAGAGAATAATGGCAAACGAAAGTTATAGAGTTAGTTGGTGGGGAATTGGTGTTTACAATGCGATATCTTGGGGATTAACTTACTTATTAGATAGTTTAAGTAATAGTTATTACACATATAAAGATAGAGTAATTGCAGATGGCGGAACGTTTGAAAATAGTATGTGTTTA